CCTATCATTAATCATATGGGACAAGTCGTTGGATATAAAAAGAAATATTCTGATAAACTTTTAGAAGTTCAACTCAAAGCTTTAGATCCTGATAAGTATACAGATAAAAATAAATTCGATAACAAAGGTCTTGTTATTAATGTAGAAATGGGACTTCGAGAAAAGATAAAGACTGCAGATATTGTTGTTGAAGATGTAGAGTTTACAGGTCTACAAAATATTAGAAAAAAATCTGATAATAATCTTGACTCTAGTTCTGAAAACCTATAGCTATATAGCAGTCAGCTGTGCTTCATGTAATTTTTCTTATTAAAAATTACCAGCTATATAGCTCACACTTTTATTCTTGACTGCATTAGCTACTTTTAATCAAGGTCGCATTACGCTCTGTTATTAATAAACAGATCACTATATAGCTGATAAAATCGATCTAACAATATTGGATCATATTGATCATTGACCTCGCCTGTTTTCCCCTACCATCTGAGACTGTAAACATTTCAAATCAATGCAACTTTACACCTGGTTTGGCATATTTTTTTAACGAGAGCAGCGTACACACTCCAGACTAATTAATGTTATCACCATTAAATGTTATCACTAATAACATTAGTTCTGAAAAGAGCTTGACCCAATGTATTTATCGTTGTGCTTTCGCTCGACTTCTACAGGTGTCAATGCTTTTCTCATGAACATTCTTTCTTCTCTAGATAAGAAATCAAAAGCATAAAATCTTTCTACTTTTTTATTTTTGTTAAACTGCAAGCATCCTTGTAACATTTCCCATTGTGAAAAAGATACATGAAGGTACTCTGTTTTCCCCTCATGTTCTTTCTTGACTTTACAAGTTCCGTCTTCCATCTCAATCAATGTTATCTGCGGATAGATCATAGCCTAACTCTTTACCAATTCTTTTAACTTTATTCCAATACTTGATAGTATTGTTTTTCTTGAACCCATTCGGACCACCATTCCAGATTCTTGCAGCAATCTCATTAACGTTAATGGTTTGATCTTTTGGAAATTCAGTACAGACGTACGCTTTCCTAACCCAATAGTTAAGATAGTATTGGCAAATATCTTTGGAAGTCGATCTACTATACCTATCTTCCTCCTTATAAGTAACCGTATATATTCTGTTAACATCTTCAATAACTCCTTTTTGTATCTGTAGACAACCTACAGAATCTCCATTATCTCCTATAGCTAAATCATTTCCAGATGATTCAACCATAATTAATACAGCAATCAGCGGTGAAAAATCAATCATCATTCTCCTCCTCCTCATATTCTTTTATTTCTTGTATCATTTCTTCTACAAACTCTTTACCGTATATATCTTCTATAATATCTTTACAGTTATCATCTTGTATATCATCACTAAATCTTTCTGATATTAATTCACCGTTAAGATATATATCTTCTCCATATCCATTACCTATACATTCATCTACATATTGCAAATGAATTTTTATAGTTGGATTTAGTTCAGATATTTTACGCCAGACAGGACAAGCTGGTTGCCATGCTGTTTGGCATGACATCTTCATAGGTTGATTCTTAAATGGTCCGCCTCTTTTCTTACCATGTTTACTTATTTCAGCGACATCCCATTTAGTTCCCCACTTTGCACAAGACCAGTCATACCAGTTACTAAAACCATACTTGTCTACCATAGCTTGATTAACTTTAAAGTCTGCTTTACTATTCTTTAACTCTTCTGGCATAGGTATAATATTGTTAAAGCTATATTTATTATCTTCTCCACGAAGACTATCCAATACAGGTTTAACAGATACTCGTTCATCATCTTCTGTAAAACATTCTATCGTTTGTGTACACCAGTTAGGCATTGTTCACCTCTCTTTCTGGTCTCATAGCAGATAAACTTTTTAAAACTTCTATTACTTGTTTAGCTCTACTGCCATCATCACCTTCAATAATATTAATTGCTTCAATAACATCTTCTTCACTATACATTCTCTACCTCCAGATCATCTATGACAGCGCCTATGTATGATAGTATACGTTCTTTTTTGTCTATGAATTTTGCAATAGGTGAGTAAACAGATAAGCTTTTTAATTCATCTTTTGCATCTTGTAGTGCTTCTATTTTACAATCATGAATACCACTCATAACTTTTCTCCTTGTTAATAACTTGTTAATAAAAGGTTTATGCCTGGCAGATAAGATAACATTACGCAGGTTCAATGATTCAACTCGCAACTTGAGGTTACAATGCTACATATACTTTACTGCTCTTATCGTACAACCCAGGATTCATAAACCTGAAAAAAAAAATATAGCCATAGACTACCTTTGCTCATAACAAGGCATGGTTCGTTTAACTACAGCTATAAAAAATGTGAGCTTGCTTCAGACTTCGTCTCCTTTTGGTGCAAGCTATACCAATCCTATTATCTCCATCTAATAGTAAATGCTTATCTATCGTATTTTATTTGCTCCAGATAAGTTTGCAAGGTGTAGGTGGGATTAGATTATACCCACAACTTTCGGACAAAGAATAATCTTTTATAACCTACTCGTACCAACCGCTCTTTGCTCATACATTTGTACATTGCTCAAGCCCATGTGCCTTATTCCTCCTTTGCGTAGAATTATTCAGCCACTACTGATTCATATTGCAATTATGAACCAATAAAGATTCGCTTGCTAGAGCATGAGCGAAGCTCTGCTCTAGCTTTATAGACTTGCAAAAAAAGAAAGTAGCCTTAAGCTACTTCCCTTCTATGTGCTAACCACATTTGCTGTATGTCATCCAGATTAATTCCATCTGCATCTATAGATCCATCGTTTACTTTCTGTATGTAATCCATCATAAAGTTCAGCTTATCATTAGCTATACGATAACTCTTTTCTGCAAACTCTGCTTTGTGTTCTAGTTCTGATTCTCTAACAGCAAGTACAGAATACAACTCACACAATCTATCAATACCTTTACTCTTATATATATCTTGTGCTATCTCATATTCTCTACGTTCTTCTAACTTTCTTTCGCCACGTTCATAGAACCCATCATCGTTTCTAAATACTTCTGACATTTCATTCTCCTAAAAAAAAGACTGCCAGGTTTCCCTGACAGCCATACACTTTCTGTTAAGCAATCGGATTATCATCTTCCGTTGCTGCTCCTGTAGACTTGATATACTTTATCAATCCACCCTTTTCAGTTACAGACAGAAAGCCTACAATTTCTCCAGAGTTAACACCTTCATTAATACTCTGTGCGTTGTAGCCTTCTGCTTTACCAAGCTTACCTAAACGTAATACGTCTAGTCTCTTGCCAATACCTGACTTGTTATTACTGGCAAACTGATAACCAATAACTTCAGGGTCTTCACTAACTTTAGTTAGTTTCTTCTTTGTAGCCATAACTACCTCCTTTTAGACATTCTGTATAACCATAATACAAAACCAAGAAAGACTCGCTTGAGAAAGCATAAGCTTTAGCTTTGCTTTTGATTCTATTTTTTAAATCGCCATACTCGTTTACAGAAACCATAGAACAATAAAAGCAATCAACGTTTCCGCTGACTGCTCTTACTTATTCTCCATATTAAATCCTCCCAAATATCTATTTCAGTAAAATCCCAATCACAATCTATACAAATGAATGACCACCAGCTATACTCTTTTTTATTATTGTATAACTTTGCCGAACACCTTGGACAATCATGATGTGTTTTATCTTCCTCTGAATATTCATCTCCCCATATATCTTTCATATTAGCCTCCTTATCGCCACACTCTTTTACAATATCCTGATAACAAATAAACCTGAATAGCTGTGAACTATCCAGGTCTATTGCACTACGCTACCACTTCATCTGCATCAGATGTTGGTGTGCTATTCGAAGTTATTATCTTCTCAAGCCCTCCTTTGTCTGTGATAGAGATGAAGCTGACTAGCGTTTTGTCTTGCAAACCAGCATTAATGGTTTGAGCATTATAGCCGTCTGCAATACCTTTCTTCCCTAGCTTCAAAGAAGAACCTATAATGGTATTCTTTGTTCTAGTTAAGAAACGATAACCCACACAATCTGGGTCTACATTTACCGCAACATATTTCTTCTTTGCCATGATATTCCTCCTTATGGTTATAGTTAATTTATCATGTCCTAAAAAGATTCGCTATATAGCTACCATGCTTTGCTGGTAGCTGTGATTATAATCGTGTCTGCAGGCATTGATTAGTCTCCGCTGAAAGAAAAATTCTACGCATACAGAGAGTGTATAACTACAGGGGGGATCCTTTTTGCCTGCATACCGATTATGTCTAGCCTGCAATTGGACAACAGCTATTTGGGTTTATTGTTATATAATATATAGCATATTCATCTACGGCTTGAGCTATTTATTTCGTACCTCGTAAAATTTTTTTACACATCTGAAAGGGTAGGGCTTACTGTACTTGGTACAAAATTAGTTGACAGGATTACAGCTATATAGTAGAACAGTAATTGTCATTCAAAGATCTGCCATAATATAGAGTGACGGGGGATGAGAGCGAGGAGCTGATTCCCCCATGTTTGTTTAAATAAGGAGACTAAATGGAAAAAGAACATTACACGCTACACTTCCCATCTAAAGCCAATAAGACCTACGATATAGCTTTAATGGAGTTATACTTACCTAGATTAACAGGACTAGCTAAATTAGCTAATGTAGGCTTAGGTGGTATGTGTTTACAAGAAGATAGATATATGGGTACTCAAGAGATATTTGATATATTAAGACAACAAGTATCTCTTCCAGAACATCATCATAATGAATCTATGCCTCAGATAACAGAAGGTGGTAGTATTAAAACAATTATAGATATGGATCTGATTAATGAAGGTAGAGGTAATAAAACTCATTTAATTCTTCGTAATACTTATTCAGAACTATTACATAAACCAGATGAAGGAGAAACTATGTATGAGTCAGCTGTAGCTGTAGTGCATACGCTATATGCTAATGGATGGTTACCATATAAAGAATTGTTTAAAGGTAGGTATCCAATGATGATAACTTCTGTAGCTATTAATCAAGCTGGTCCTACAGATATGTTTGTTGAGGTAGAGTTAATCTGCAAGAATAGATGCAAAGCTGACTTTGATATTCCAATGGATTCTGATTATATTCCAAAAATTGATGTAGTGGAGGATATGATTAATGGCTAGAAAGTGGAAAAGTGAGACAGTTATTGAAATAAGAATGCCAGATGGAGGATGGGTTAAACATCCTAAAACTACAAAGATAGAGTTTAAAACAATGCCAGAAGCCCAGCAATGGATCTCTGAGAGAATACAACCAGGAGAAACTATGCGTATAGCTAAAGTATCTGGGGAGTATTTTATTAAACAGGAGTTAGTTAAAAGATGAGTACACTAGATATAAGACCATATGTTCCAGAACCTACTGCTAAAAGATTTCATGTAGATAACTCTGATGTAAGAGGAATAATGGGACCTGTAGGAACAGGTAAAACCGTTATATGCTGTATGGAGGCGTGGAGCAGGATGCTGGAGCAGAAGGTAGGAACCGATGGAGTAACAAGAAGATCTAGATGGGCATTCATTCGTAATACATATCCTGAGCTTATATCTACAACTATGAAAACATGGCAAGATTGGATACCTGATCAAATATGTCATATTAATATGTCACCTCCAATTACTGGCAAGATGAAGTTTGGGCTGGGAGATGGGACAAGAGTAGAAGCAGAACTAATCTTTATGGCTATTGATAGACCAGAAGATGTTAGAAAATTAAAATCTCTTGAGCTTACAGGGGCGTTTTTAAATGAGGCATCAGAGCTAGATGAGCAGGTAGTGGAGATGGCGCTGCAAAGAACAGGTCGTTATCCTGCAAAGATAGACGGAGGCACCTCCTGGTCAGGAGTAATAATGGATACTAACCCTCCGTCAGATGATCATTGGTGGCATACAAGAGCAGAACATAAGAAACCAATTAATCATAGATTTTTTAGACAACCACCTGCTGTATTACCAGTATACGGTGAAGGTAATAATAGTGGAATACCAGATGATTATGTTGCTAATGAAGGACAAATAGATGGGATACCCCCAGCAGAAAATGTGAAATGGCAAGATCTAGGATATAACTATTGGCTACGTCAAGCACATGGAGCTGATCCTGAATGGATAAAAGTATATCTAATGGGAGAGTATGGTTCTATAATTAAAGGTAAACCTGTATATCCAGAATACAATGATGCTTCTCATTTTCATCAAGATGATATAGAGATATTTAGAGGATTACCTTTGATAATAGGTTGGGACTTTGGACTAACACCTGCTTGTGCATTTGTACAAGTATCTTCTAAAGGTGGAGTTTATGTAATAGATGAATGTGTATCTGAAGATATGGAGCTAAGACGTTTTGTAGAAGAGATAGTTAATCCTAAGATACGAGCTGAATATTTTGGACTACCGATTATATCGGTAGGCGATCCTGCTGGAAACGCAAGAAGCCAGACCGATGGGCAAACTTGTATGAATATGTTAGATGAGTTAGGAATAAGAACGGTACCATGTTCAACTAATAATCCAATAGCTAGACGGGATGCTGTAAAATATTATTTAACAAGAATGGCTCAAGGTTCACCTGCTTTTAAAATAGGTCCAAAGTGTCCTGTGTTAAGAAAAGGATTCTTAGGCGAATACAAGTTTAGAGAGATGAGAGTAGGTGGACAGGGCGGAAGAAAACGATACCATGAAGTTCCAGAAAAGAATTTTTATTCTCATATTAGTGATGCTTTACAGTATGCTTTTGTACATATTCGTGATGGTCTAATAGATCCAACTATTAAACCAACAGTTGACATGAATGTTAGAAATGTTATAAAAGCTGACATTGGAGCATGGACTTAACCTAGGAAATTTATTATGCATGAAGCTAGTCAGATAGGAAGATACGGATCTAATGGGATTACACAATTTGCGTCTAATTCAGATATAGAAAAATATGAAGATAATTTAGAAGCAGAAGAAGAAGCATTAGAAGAACAAGAACGTGAAAGATATTTAAATAGTCTTGAAGGATATTTAGCTACTGAATTTGAAGATGCTAGAATGTGGAAAGAAGGAGAATCTGATATACAAGATACTATTATTGATTCTTTAAATAGACGTAATGGCAAATACAGTTCTGAAAAATTAGGTAAAATAAAACAAGCAGGATCATCAGATGTTTTTATAGGTGTTACTGGAATTAAATGTAGAGCCTTTGAATCTTGGGTTCATGATATTTATACTAATGCAAAAAGAAAAAGAACTTGGTCTTTAAAACCTACTCCAATAGTTGATCTTCCAAAAAAAGATCAAACTAGAATTGCATCTACTGTAATGGAAAAATATGAACAAGCATTACAAAGTGGTGTAGAAATGACTGAAGCTCAAGCATATGATATGGCTTCACAAATGAGAACAGAAATTATTACAGCTGAATATAAAGAAGCACATAAAAAAGCTGATAGAATGTCTAGAGTTATTCATGATCAAATGATTGAAGGTGACTGGATAAAAGCTTTTGATGCAGCTATTATGGATTTATCTTCTTCCAAAGCCTGTATTATTAAAGGTCCAATATTTAGAAAAAGAAAAATTAAAGTTGGATTTGAAAAGAAAGGCGGAGTAACTAAACCTAAATATGAAGATGAAATTATTCCTACTTTTGAAAGAGTATCTCCATTAGATTTATTTCCTGGTCGTTCTTGTGAAAATGTAAATGATGGATTTATTGGAGAACGAATGGTTTTATCAAGGCATTCTTTATTAGCTAATAAAGATGAAGATGGTTATATAAAACATAATATAGAAAATGTTTTGATTAATGGAATTACTGGTACAAATATGTATACAGATTCATATAGAACAGAAAGAGATGAAGCTGAAAATAAAGATACTGATTATCCAACAGCAATGAAATCTACAGTTGAAGCAATTGAATACTGGTGTTTTGTTCCAGGTTCTATGCTTGCTGAATACGGAATAACAGAAGATGCTGAAGGAAATGAAATAGATCCATTAATGGATTATGATATTAATGCTATTACTGTTGGTGGATTAATTGTATATGTAAAATTAAATGACCATCCAGAACAAAAAAGACCTTATTCAGTTTATGGATATTCTAAAGAGATAGGTGGATTTTGGTATCAAGGTATTCCTGAGTTAATTAAAAATGAACAAGATATAACTAATGCTGCAGCTAGAGCTATGGTAAATAATTTAGGTATTGCATCTGGACCACAAGTAGTAATACCAGATACTAATCGAATACCAGCAGGACAAGATATTGAATCAATGCATCCCTGGAAAATATGGCAAGGAACTAATATGGGTAATGTTACAGCACCTTTAGTAGATTTCTTTCAACCTGATTCTAGGTCAGCAGAAATGTTAGGTGTTATTTCTCAAGCAATGAAACTTACTGATACTACTTTAGAGATGCCAGCTTATAGCTATGGTTCTGATAAAGTAGCAGGAGCAGGTAGAACTGCTACGGGATTATCAATGTTAATGGGTAGTTCTAGCAAAGGTCTTAAAAGAGTTTTAATGGGATTAGATAGATATGTATTTCAAGATATTGTAGAAAAACTATATGACTGGAATATGATGAATAGTGATGACGATAAAATTAAAGGTGATATGAATTTTATGTCTGAAGGAATTATGTCTATCATAATGAAAGAGCAGTTATCTACTGCAAGATTAAATCTTCTACAAGCTACTAATAATGAATTTGATATGAAGATATTAGGATTAGATGGTCGTGCTAAAATATTATCTGATGCTATGGAATCATTAGAAAGTGATTATGATGATATAGCACCTAGTCATGAAAAAATAGAACGATTAATTGAAGAAGAGTCAATATTACAACAACAAAAGATACAACAAAATCAAATGGCTATACAAAAAGAACAAGCATTAATACAAAGAGAAAATGAAGTTGCTGCTGCTGAGTTACAATTGAAAGCTCAAGAGTTAGAATTAAAAGCAACTCAAATTGAAATCAATCAACAAATTGATAATAGAGAACTTGATATTAGACAGAACAGATATACACAACAAGTAAGTGCTGATATTATAAAAGCAAGGGAGGAAATGGATGCTAGACAAACCGACACAGGAGGAGGCGAAGGCAATAATCAGCCTAGCTAGTAGAAGACAAATATTTAATAAATTTATTTCTTACTTGCGTAGAAATTTAAATTTAGTTAGAGAAGTTAATGATGATTTAGATATTAACGAAGTTCAAATAGGACAAGGTAAAGCTAAATTATTAAATAATTTAATTAAGATTTTAGAGGACTCATCGAAAGATGGGTAGAATAATAATAGGGAACTCTGCAATAGCAGCCCCATAATCGTACATTTCCCGAAAGGGCGTACACAATAAGGAGAAAGAAAATATGTCAATACCAAAGCAAGCAATTGAGCAATTAGAAAAAGCTGAAGCAGCCCTTGAGGAAGCATTGAATCCTAAGGATACTTCTCCAGTTGAAGAGATTGTAGAAATTGAAGAGGGTAATGATGAGTCTTTGTTGAGCCAAAATGAAAGTTCTGCGGAAGAAGTATCTCCTCAAATTAATGAGGCACTTGAACGTGAGCTTGAATTAGAAAAACAAAGAAACGCTTCCTTAAAAGGAAGAATCGATTCACAACTTAAACAAGCAAATAGTGAGAATAAAGAGTTAAAAAGTCAATTAGAAGAAATGAGATCTAAGATTGAGGAGCTAAGTAATACTAATAAAGTTCCTGGAGCTAAACGTCACATTTCTGAAAAGGAAGCTGAAGAACTTGGTGAAGATGTTCTTAATTTGCAAGAGAGAGTTATTAAAGGCACACTCGAAGAAGAGCTTGAAAGTGGAAAGATAAAAGAACTAGTTAATAGTTTAGTTGAACAAAGTATTAATTCTAGAACTAAAGTTAATACACAACAAAAACCAAATGTAGATCTTGGTGCATTTTGGCAAACTGTTGAAAAGTATTATCCTGGTGCTAGAGATATTAATAGTAGTGATGCTGGATGGCATAGTTTTTTAAATCTTTACGATTCTAAAAGCGGATTAAAAAATAGGGATGTAGGAGCTAATGCAATTAATAATGCTGATGTAGCATCATTAGTTGATTTATTAGAAGCTTACAAACCACTAGGCTCAGTTTCAGTTAATAAGGCGAATGTTTCTCCTAAACCTGAAACTTCTGGAAATGCTAAGGCTGTTAATAAACAAGAAACTAAACCTCAGTTTACAAAAGCTGGAGTTGAATTGTTTTTTAAAGATTTAGCTGACGGAAAGTTTAGAGGTAAAAAGGGTAGAGAAGAAGCTGAAAAAATTGAAGCACAGATTATGGAGGCAGCTCAGGCTGGAAGAATTTATTAGATAGATAATTTTTAACAACTGCTGCTGTCATTTAACTTAAAACTAAATTAATAGGAAGAGGTAAAAAATGTCATATTCAAGATATGGAATAGCAGCTGCAGCAGATGCGTATACAACTGGTGATTTTAGATCGCTGTCTGATACTACTCAAGCTTCATCTGCTCCTGATACTACCAAGTACATTCCTACATTATATGCAGGAAAGCTACTTGTTAAGTTCTATGAAGCTTCTGTACTTAGTGCAATTGCAAATACTGAGTACGAAGGTCAAATTAAAAATCAAGGTGATGCGGTAATTATTCGTAAACTACCTACATTAACAATAGAAGACCACACTAAAGGTCTAAAGTTAACTCATCAAAACCCAGAAGTTGATTCTGTAACATTAGAAATCAACAAGGGTAAGTATTGGGCATTCGTTACTGACGATGTTGATAATGTTCAAACTGACATTAAAAACTGGATCAGCGAGTGGACTACTGATGCTGCTTATGAATTACGCAATACAATTGAAAAGGATGTTATCCAATCAGTTGTTGAAGATAGTACTATTGGTATTCATATTGGTGGCGGAAGTGATGGTAAAACTGTAACAACTGGTTCTTCTACTCAAGAAGCAACAGCATTTTACTTAAATGTATCAGGTGCTGATATTCTTGACTTAGTTATCGAAGCTGGACAACAATTAGATGAAAATAATGTTCCTGATGATGGTCGTTATTTCTTAATGTCTCCAGCAATGATCAGTAAAGTTAAGAAGTCTGATCTTGCTGATGCTAACAAATCTGGAGATCCTGTCTCTATGAAGCGTAATGGACAAGTTGGTATTGTAGATAGATTTACTATTTATCGTACTAATAATCTAAGAGTTGATTCTGGTGAAGGAACTAGTGATAATGATAAGATTACTTATGCATTATTTGGTCATTCAGTTGGAATTACATTTGCAACTCAGTTAATTAAAAACGAAATGATTCCTAATCCTGATGGATTTGGAATGTTACATCGTGGTCTTCAAGTTTATGGCTTTAAAGTTGTAAAACCTGAAGCTATTGGTGTTGCTTATGTCGCAGCTGAAGCAGCCGCAACTCAAGGTAGTTAAGAATAACTTAATTAAACAATGGGGGAGTTTTCTCCCCCTTTACATTTTATTATGAGAGTTGGTAAGAAAAAATTTCCTTCTACTAGAGCAGGAATGTCTAAAGCTAAAGAGTATTCAAAACAAACTGGCGTGGGTATAACTGTAGGAGGTAAAGAAAAAGATGTAGGTTCTTCTAGTGTTAAAAAACCAATGAAGACTAAAGCTAGAAAGTCGACTAGAACTAGAAAAAAAAGAAGGTATTGATATGAGTGTAGAATTATTAGCGATGTTAGGTGGGTCCTTATCAGGATTCGTTATGAAACTTATTGCAGCACAAGCACAGTCACAAGCTGCACAATTAGAAGGTATGTTAAAAAAACAAGGTATGGCTGATGATAGCGCAGACAGAGCAGCTAATCGTGGTGGTCAAGCAGGTGCTATAGTAAGACGAGTAATAGCTATCTGTACATTGTTTGCAGTAATTTTTGCACCATTCATACTTGCGTTTTTTAATGAACCAGTAACTATAGAAGCAAATAAAGCAGGTGGTTTATTTGGATTTCTTTTTGGAGATATGTTTGCAAAAGGAAATGGTTGGATTGAATTACAAGGTTATGTATTACTTCCAGAAGTAAGACAAACTATGTTAGCTCTTGTAGGATTTTATTTTGGAAGTTCACAAGTTAAATAGAGAGAGGTAGTAAAATGGGTAAAAATTTAGCAGCAGATATTGCAGCAAAAGCAGGCACAGCTTTTAGGATTATACCAGAACAATGTGAAAGTCTTGATGGGCAAATAAAAAGCACTTCTAAAGATTATGATAGGTTAGTTCAAGTAGTAACATTAGAAGGAGCGCATACACCAGATTCTAGTCAAGGAGCAAACGACAGCGTACTTTCTGAAGAAAGAACTTTCTTTATGATAGGTTTAGATTCTGAATTAGATGGATCAAATGCTGGATTTAATAATGATGTATACATTGGTCTTAACGGAAAATCAGAAATTTTTATATTGCCAGCTAATCATAAAATTAAAGCTAATAGACGAGTTACAATAATCGTATATGGATAATTAAAGTGTCAAAAAAAGAATCAGGTGAAAAAATTATTATAGAAGGTATTCTCTATAAAGATGGAGAGAAAGTATCTTTTAATAAAGATGATATATATAACTCTGATGATAAAAAGAAACTTCCTAAATTTGATGCTAAAGGTTCGGAGGCAGTTGCTGGTGAAGCTGTTAGCCAAACTGCTAGTTCAGGAATCCAGGCTGTCGTTGCTCAAGTTCAGACTCAAGCGGCTAATCTCGGAGCTTCAGGATTAATAGCAGTAGGTTCTGCAGGTGCATTCCAAGTAGAACATATGCATGATAATTATATTGAAGCTTATGAAAAAGCAGAACCTATAGTAATAGAACTAGTAGAAACAGGAACTATATCTGTAGAAACTATAGCTGTTGTTCTTCCTCCAGATTCTAAATTTCAAGGTAAAGAATTACCTGTAGCAGAAACAGTATTAGGTAAACCTGTTGGTGAATATAAAAAACAAGTTGATGCTGAAAAAAATAAATCAGATGAACAAAAAGCATTAGAAGAACAATTTAGAAAATCAGTTAGTCCTCCTACACCAGGTGATGAAAAAGATGGAAGTATGACTTCTGTTAGTGAAGAAGATAGGAGTATGACATGATTTATTTAGAAGTTATTTGGGAAGTTATTAAAGCTAATGTTATAGCTATATTAATTGGTTTGGGCGGGTTGATATGTACTATAAGTATATTCATACCCAAGAATAGTAAGATCTATAAAATTATAGACTGGTTTAAGAAAAAGTAGAGGTGAAGAATGCCAGGTAAAAAGAAAGCGAAGAGTAAAGTAAATGAAGCAGGTAATTATACAAAACCTACAATGCGTAAAAGATTATTTAATAAAATCAAAGCTGGTAGTAAAGGCGGTAAGCCTGGTCAATGGAGTGCTAGAAAAGCTCAAATGTTGGCTAGAGAATATAAAGCTGCTGGTGGCGGGTATAAATAAAAAATAAACTATGGGAGGTACATATGTACGGTAAGAAAAAATCCAAGGGTGGCTCTATGATGAAAAAATCTAAGGGTGGACCTATGATGAAAAAGTCAAAAGCAAAGAAAAAGAAAAAGAAATAAATTAGTATACTAAAAAGGAGAATATTTATGTCACATCTAATAAGTAATATCCCACATTTTAAATGTTGGGTTCGTAGAGAGTTCACTTGCAATCATGAAAAATATCATAATGAGTATCTTCATGCACTTGCAATCGCAGTTAATACAATACCTGATAGATCATTAAGTTTCCAAGTAGTATTTACAGGATGCGAATCTGATTGTGAAGATAATGATGAAGGTAATATACATGGTGGTGCTATGTGGGCAAGAATGCCTATACAAGGATTAGTAGCAGATATACCTATGGAAGATTTTCCTGAACCTATGGAAGATCATTTAGCTCAACCTTGGGATTGTGAATCAAGAGATCATTCAGTTGTTATTATGGATAGAGTTAGTTCTTCTCCCTGGTTATGTAAAATAGGAGGAGAGTTTTTCAGAGGCAAATACTTATTTACTGTAGATTATACTAACAATAGTATTGCTGATGATCCAGCACAACACAAACAATCTCATGTTTTATATATAACTGAAGATTGCCAATGGAAAGGAAATATGGTTGCATTGCCAAATAATAGGGTAAGGGCAACAAGTCCAGCACTATGGGTTACTGGAGAAGGACCACCTGATTTTAAACCATCACAATGGTCACACTCTGCAGAAGGGCATGAAAGTTATCTTGATCCTTCTATAACATTTAATAACTTATATGAGTAAAAATATGAAAAAGAAACGAGATCCAAAGGTAGGAACGGGAAAAAAACCGAAGGGTAGCGGTAGACGTTTATATACAGATGAAAACCCTAAAGATACTGTAAGTATTAAGTTTGCAACAGAAGCTGACGCTAGAGCAACAGTAGCAAAAGTAAAAAAAATAAATAAACCCTTTGCTAGAAAGATACAAATACTTACAGTATTAGAGCAGAGAGCTAAGGTACAGGGTAAAAATAAACAAGCGGCTATAGCTAAAGCGGGTAAAGAAGCAATAAGAAAAGCTAGAGGTAAAAAGAAATGACATTAAAGAAAAGCCAAAAGTCATTAAAGAAGTGGACTAAACAAAAGTGGAGAACTTCTGATGGCAAGCCTAGTAAAGGCAAAAAAAGATATTTACCTGATGCTGCTTGGAAAGCTTTAACTCCTGCAGAAAAGAAAGCTACTAATAGAGCTAAAGCTGCTGGCAATAAAAAAGGTAAACAGTTTGTTAAACAACCTAAAAGTATTGCAAAGAAAACTAAGAGGTATAGATAATGGCTAAGAAAAAAGATCCTAAGTTAACGAGGGCTGGAGTTAGTGGTTATAATAAACCTAAGCGTACTCCTAATCATAAAACTAAATCTCATGTTGTTGTTGCAAAGGTAGGAGATAAAACAAAGTTAATTAGATTTGGTCAACAAGGTGTAAAAGGTGCAGGAAAGAATCCAACTTCTGCAAAAGATAAAGCTCGTAAAAGAAGTTACTACGCTAGACATAATGCACAAGATGCAAAGCCAAGTAAGTTAAGTGCGAGATATTGGTCACATAAGGTAAAGTGGTAATGAAACTTCAAGAATATCTAGCATTAGGTGGACTTTTAATTGTATTGCTTTTAGCAAGTACAGTTAGAGGTGATTTATATGAGTATGATTTACAAGCATTATTAACAGAATCTAATCCTGTTACTATAGATCAAGAAACTCATTATTATGATATGTTTTATATTTATTCTGATGGACCAGCTGAATTAACATTTGATAATTATAATGCAAATCTTATATCTCCATATGATAATGGAGAGTATAGCGATCCTTATTTATATCTTTATAATCTAGAAGAAACTTCTTTTCCAAACATTAATGGGTTTACTACATCTTATGTTTTATTTGCAGAAGATGATGATGGCAATGAAGATGTTGCAGAAGGTTTATTCTTTTATCTAGACAATATAGTAATGACAAATCATATGGTAGCAATGGTTACATCGTATGATCCTAATACTACAGGTACTGTAGATTTTACTATTATAAGTGATTCAAACTTAACTATAGATACAATCCCAGAACCCTTGACAACTAGTTTAATATTTACAGCTGGAACTTTACTTATTATATTGCGCAGAACAGGATTTATAAAATGACAAAACAAGATGGTAATTTAAGCGTTAAAGAGAAGGAATGGTTAGAGACTGCTGCTAAATATGTTAGTAGTAAACATCTGCCTGTATTGGGGAAAATGTTGAAGATAGTTGATGATGTATCTCTAACTGTTGGTAGAGCATTATTCTTTGGAATGATTGTTGCTACCTTAATAGTGTTAGGAGTAAAAATATTTAAATGATTTGACCTCCTAGATGTGGAAGAGTTTCCTCCTTTTACTCGCCCATCTAGCGTGGTCTTTTAGGAGTTGTTATGGCTAATAGTATAACATTAGAAAACTTAAAGAATGTTGTTAGAGGATTTTGTGTAGACACAGTAGATTCTACTGGAAGTTATTCTACATTTTTTACAGACACTCAAATAACTAATGCTATTAATTTTGCTAAAGGAGATTTGTTTGCTAATAGACCTGAAGCATTTAATACTGATACTACATCAAGTCATACTTTTGTTGTAAATGAACCAACTGATTTAGCTTCTGATTCAGATACATTATCTTTATTTGGATATGCACAAGTACCACTTTGTTATAAAGCAGCATCTATTCTTTTATCACAAAAAGGTAAAGATGAATTTTATAGAAAAGCTGCAGATGAAATGTTGACTAAATATATACAAGGGATTTCATAATGGCATTTGAACAAGCAAAAAGGATATTAAGAAATGAAGACGCAAGATTGTTTAGATCCGAAGAAGGTATTTATGATGACAATGTTGTAATATTATTTTGGGATAATATAGAATCAAGATACATTGATGAATGTATTAGATATTTAAATGATAGTACTAATCGTGTACTAACTACACCATCTAGCGGAAATATAGAATTTTTTGATATATCATTTGGTCATGATTTATATCATCTTCATGCATACTATGAAGAAAGTAATCAACGTCTTTTCCGTGTATTAATGAAGTCTGCACTTACTTCTGCACCTCACGGATCATCAGATACTAAATGGAAACTTCAATCTGGAGAAACTTATAACTCAGGTACAAGTAATATTGTTCTTGCTGTATATAATGTTAGATCTGAAAACATTCATGCATTAGAAACTGTTGGTTTAAATGAAACATATACTGATGCTATTTATTTATTAGATGGTACACAATTAACTGGCACTTGGTTTAATATTGCAAGAGAATCTGATTATAATGCAGATACTGGTTTATATGATTTACGATGGTATCTTTCTAAGTTTGATGCAAAAGAATATATATTCCATAGTACAGCAACTAATGGATCAATTGTTGTAGATTTCTTTAAACATCACATGACAGCTAGTGCTATAACTAACTTTGAAAATAATTATTATTTTGATTCATCAGTTCCAGGTGATTATTATTATTCTACTGATGGAAGTAATTATACTAAAAAGAATGATGTTGCAGCATCTGGTTCATTGCCATCGACTGCTAAAAGAATAATAGATGATGCTGATGGCAGAATAGTTAAATATACTCAAAGACCTGACAGAGAAAGTGGAGAAATAGATGCAACTGTTCAGTTAGTATTTGCTAGATCTAGAGATACTGTATTTGATACAGAAGATCTTGCAGATGGTGCAGGTTATAGTGAAACCATAACAAAAAAATATAATCAATCTTCTGCAGAAACTGTTAGTGGATCTGATCTTGCTGATGGAAGAAGTATTAGAGTTCAAAATACATTAAATGAAGATGGAACATATGATACAGTTGTAACTCAAAGAGATGAAGGGCAACGAACAGCTACATCTGGTATTGATAGTCCATTAACATCAACTAAAATAATTATTAGTGATAATCAAACTGCTGAGTTAGGCGAACCTTCCGAAAATATTACTTTTAATGTTACAGGAGTAACTAGTAAAACTCCTTCTGTTTTTGCTGATCCAGATCAAGGTGTAAAAATTGTAAGCATAAACAGTCAAGTTTATGCTGAAAGTATTACAATACCTTTAGGATCATCTAAATACTTTCAGTTATTAGATAACGGAACAAGCTATGAATTATTTGGAGCTACTCAATCTGATTTTTCAGATGAGGTATCTTTATTTACTAAAGATAAAGCAACTATAGAAAGCGAGTCTACTAATCCAGCTTTAAGTGATACTACTCATCCTCATTATATAGCTAATAATGGAGTATCTTTTTATAAATATTATTTTTTTAGTACTAGTACTTATAGTTCTTATAGTTATTTTAGAGTTAAAGTAACTACTGCTGAAACAGAAATTTTACCTAATCAATTTTATTTTAAAACAGGTAGACATACAACTAATGATTTTGAAGGCTTGCGTGGTTTTAAATTTATAGGAACACCTTTTGGTTCAGGAGATGTTACAAAATATTATTGGCAATTAACAAGAAATAATTTTTTTGCAAATTATACATTAACTAGCCATCCATTTGATACATTGGAAGAATTACACAGAAGTAACCCATTTGAGTTTGATTGGTCAAATGTAACAGGCACTCCTGATGTAGATATAAATGGAAATCCATATTTAGAAGGATTAGAATTTTCTAATATTTCTTATAAAACTATTACACATGAATCTGAGCAGTTAACAAATGGATTATTTAGAAATAGAAAAACAATAACTGAATCTCATTCAAGAACTACTAAATCTATATCTTCTATGGGAGATACTTCTGTAGAAACTACTGATGTTATAAATTCAACTAATATGATTACTCCAAAAAGTAATATACAAATATCAGAAGGAGTTAGTGTTGAATTTGTTTCTAATGTAAATGCAGATGGATATTTTAATAATACTCAACAAATTACTAAAAAAGAATCAAATATAATTTATTGTTGTTATAATACAGATGTTGATAATAAAGAAATTAAACTTTATTTTTCTAATGTTAAAGCTTCTCAAAAAGAAAATATATTTAAATCAATCTATATTGATATAGTAAATAATCAATATGGTTCAAGTGTAGATTATTATTATCAAGATTATAATACAGGTAGCATTTATAAAAATAATTTAAACGCTGATAGTATACCTGAAACTGCAAAAAATTTAACTGAATTTCAAGAAGGAAGAGAAGTTGTTGTAAGATCAAGTTATGTAGAAGAATTTAAAGTTTATAATATGGAAGTTATTATTGCATCAGCTATAAGAAGTTCTGAGTTTTCTGCATCACCTAATAATACTGAAGATCGTTTTGTTACAAAAATTAATAATAAAACTACTTTAACAGTTGATGAAGGTTTTAATATTAGTAAAGAAGAATTATCTTTTTTAAGAAAAACATATTACAATTCTCCAAGTAGTGGAGAAGTAATAGATTTTACTAAACAAAGATTAAGTAATGGTAATTATAATTATCGTGTAACAACAACAGTTAGAACAGGATATACTGCTGAATTTGTTATTAATCACAATTGTTATTATTATGGAATAGAATATCCTGTACCGCCAACTACAGATCCTTCAGCAGATCCTAATCAATATTATAAAATAGATATTACTTATAATAAAGATGTTCAAAGTTCTGTTAGTTATAATAATGATAATGATACTTGGAACTGGGTCTTTATAGAAAAGAAACCAGACCAAATTAGAGGAGAGCAATCAACTATAGTTTTAAACTATGCCGATGGTACTAAAGATGCTACAAGTGGAAATGAATGGCATCCTAGTACAACTAATCCATTAGAATATTATTATGCAACATATAACAATGTTAATCCATCTGTACCAAATACTTCTTTATTTTATAACTTAGTTAAACTAAAAGAAGGAATACCTGGATCATTAAAAGATTTTGAATTTGGATATGGAGATAATGATAGTTTAGGATTTGATACTTTTTATATTAGATTAAAAGATAATGAAAACAGATACTCAGTAAATGCTGCAGATGGTTTAGAATTATCTTCTTTGGGGCAGGCAGGAAGTTTTGTTTCAATAGCTAATAAACAACTAACGACTACTTTAGGTATTCCTATGCAGTCAGAAAGTGAAACATTATTAAATCCATATGGTCCAGTTTCTTTTAGAACTGGAAATAATACTGAAAACTTTGGTGATAATGATACAAATGGTTTGCAAATATTATCTTTTAATTTTGATAATAGTACTTCTCGTAGAGGTCCAACTGGATCTGGATTAAGAAGTTTAGCATGGGCTATACCTGCTTATCATGAAAATTTAGTAATAGGAAAAGGAAGAAGATTAGATCATTTAACTATTGTAGAATATCATGATACATTAGCAGATACTGGATCTGTATATGAAAATACTTATAATTATGTATTTAATAAACTGCAATCTCAAATAGCAACTCTTACTAAAAAACCTACATTTATACAGGTAGATAATGCAGTTGGTCCTACAGGAGGAAAATTTGTTGAAGGAGAATTAGTTACTGATGAATATGGAGTTCAATATCTTAGAGATCCATATACATTTTATTGGGGAGATTTAGATAATCATGGTTTTAATACTATATATATTAGACTTCCTAAAGAACTTACTACGCAATCAGGATATAGCAGCAGAATAAATTTAGATTTAACTTATGATTTATTGCCGTTACATAGAAGCCAAAATAATGAAAATAATAATTTATCTAAATTAGTTACATACGATTATCCTTCTTTTAATAATGATGATAATGATAATAAACTGTGGGGTAAAACTGATTATATTGCTAATGCATATACTACTCATCCTCCTATGTTTGCTTATACAGGGGTACTTGGATCTAAAAATATGTTTTTTGCTTTAGAACGAAGTGATCCTCAATATGAATGGAAAGGAAGTCAATTTTATAATGACTTACAAAATAGAATATCAGCACCAAGTTATGTAACTAAACCAAGTATTTTTTATTTAACAGATGGTAATGGTGAGCCTGTAAGATCAGGTAATGATCATTTAAAAATTACTGTTCCAGAAAACTTTATGTTTCCTAGATCATCTAAATTAACTGGTAATCAATTTCAAGGAGGAATACAATACACTAAACAGTCAGGAGTTGTTTATCCTCATGATACAAATAGTGGTACTTTTATAAATGATCTTGGTAGAGATGTGGGTGCAGAAAGACAACCCCATGTTGGAGGATCTAAAACAATTAAAATTTTTACTTATGAAGAAATGTTCGATATTGATACTGGTAAATGTAAAGATTATTTAAAAAGTATTTATAATGCTTCAAGTAATGAAGAGTGGGAATCAGTTGTAGGTCCAAGACATCATATACCAATTAATTCACAAACTTGTGATATAGATATAAATCCTATAGTAGCAGGTGAAAGTTGGAATTGGAATAAGTTTGTAGCATGGTATGCAAAAGCAGATGCTCAATCTTCAAATGCAATATATTTTACAGCATTAAATTGTAGCGATGTAGAATTATTTTGGGATGTTGCAGACAATCCTTTAACTAATGGAGTTGATAATCATTATGTAGATTTTTATCATTCAACTGGAGTAGGAAGTATAGCTAATTCTAGAGGTCTACCTCCTGTATACGGATCACAACTTTTACCAGCTATGTTTAATATTGATTTACCTATTATTTCTGGAAATAGATTAAGTGATGATGAAGGTTGGAGTGAAATAGCTTCAGAAGTTTATAGTAACTATCATAGATTTGAATACAAAACTTCAAATGGATTACCTACATGGGCAAGTAAAGATTATGAACATTTGTTATTAACTACTAGTTACGAAAAAATTAAAGATAAAGTAGCTGTTATAACTAACGATAGAGTTCAGTTAAATAATGGTCAGTTTAATGCAATTAATAATTCAATTACTACATTTAATGGAAATCCTTTATCAGGTAGATATTGGCATATAAAAAGATCTGATAATGGAGATCCTAATTTAGAAAATGTAGAAGCATTATATATTAATGGAGTTAAGATAAATAAATCTTCTAGTGCTAGTGGAGCTAATCCTAGTTTCTTTATCGCAAAACATGATAGTAATGCAGCATATTATAATGCTAATAGTTTAACATTTCCTACTATTTTTATAAAGATAGACGATAATGGAACTAAGGGAACAAGTCCTTTTGCAGAAGGTACAGTTGTTGAATTTGAAGAAGGAACTAAAGAAGCATTTCAATATGGAAATAAACAATTCTATAGAGGACAAATAGATGCTTATGGAAAACCTACATTATATGTAAAAGGATTTAGCAGTCAAGAAATTGAAAGTAATCTTTTCTATGGAATAGAATATAATGGTAATCGTTTTGCAAAAAGTAACTCTGGTTCTAATACTTATTATGTAACAGCTTCTGATGGTGGTAATCCTAATATAGATTTACCTAGATCAATTATTTTAAATAATATTGAACATAAAAGAGCAACTTTAGATCCTGCAAATTTAATTACTGATGCTCATACTTCTGATGTTAATTTTACTTTTCAATGGAGTTATGGAAAAATAGCTGCAGATAATTTATCTTTTGATACAATATATTTTAATCTTCCATTATCAGGAATAACTACATTCTCTGTACTTGATAATATAATTAATCAATATCATTACTATGATGAAGTTAAATCAATTAATTATCTTAATGCAACAGAAAGTGAAAAAATAGCTCAAGCAAAAACAACAACTGATTTAATTGTTACTCCTGTTTATTATGGAGATTTTGCTAATGGAAATGTAGGAGGTCTATATTTATTAGAAGCTGATGGAATATCACAATTAACTAGTAAACCTTCTGCAGTAGGTTTTGAAAATAATTTATTACCAGAATTAGCTATTAGCAATAATAATATATTTAATAGTCCAGGATATTATTTTGGTAATCTTACAGTTAAAAGAAATACTTTATCAAATTCTTCTGAAACTTTAACTAACAAATTATTTATTAGATTACCTGGAATTGATTCTAATCCAACTGAGTTTTCTCAATACGGAGGTTTAAATCCAGAATTTACATCTACACCTATATTTGTATATCCATCTAGAGATCCTAATATTTTAAGTGAAAAGATTTTAAGTTATGAAAGTGTGAGTGGTAATGGAGCATTAGCTACATTTGGTGAACCATTTATTAAAAAAGAAGTTACTATATTTAGAAACTTAACTAAAGATGTTATACCTAGTGAGGGACAAGGAACAATAGCTGCTGATGGAAAATCATTAACACAAATAGAATTAGTAACTAGATTAAATGAAGATACATTATTATATGATGTTGATCAGGTTAAAACAACTATTACCGCTCCTAGTGATACTACATCTAAAGATGGTTGGTTTTTATTAGGAGAATCAACTTCTTATGAAAGAGAAGTAAAACAAATGAGAACTGCTGGTTTAACTAATGATGGTAATCAATGGTACACATTCTCTCCTGGATATACAACATTCCAAGATGCTCTTAATGGTGGTTGGTATGATATGAATTTCTATGGATTATATATGACTAGAAAAAGACCAGTAAGAGAAATGGCTCATGTACATTATTTTGTAACACAGCCAACAAAAGCAATGATTGATGCTTTAACTGGAAGTTCTACTCCTACTTTTCAAACAGCAAAAACTATTGCTGGAATTTCTCAAGATTATTTAACAGAGTTTGCGACTACTCCAACGGATACACAATTAAATACAACTGTTAAATATGCTATTACAGGTGGCGGAACAAATTGGAAGTTAGTAAGAACAACTCTTATTAAAGGTTCTTGGACTTGGGATCCTAGTAATACTCCAGATTTAGAACACGCTAGACTTGAAAAATGTAAATATCATGTGCCAGGTGAAAATGGAGGATCTAATCATTCTGAAGCAGGAATGATTCCTTTAACTAACTATATACATTTACATACTGCAGATACTGATTTTAGTGATGGTCAAAACCTTAGTTCAAATCCAAGATTATTTTCTGCTAATGCTAGATATACTGCATCAAAAACATTCTTCTGTGGATTAGGTGCAAATAGTGGTAGTAATCTTGGTCCTGTAGCAATATCAGATGTACCATTTCCTATTAGTAGTAATACTGATAATACATATGCTGGTTCAGATAGTGGAACTAGTGGTACCAGTCATATACATAAATTTGATAAGCTTGGTAGCGAGTTTACATATTATAGTGATGGAGTCGCACAAGGTCATTATGGATTTATTAATGGTGTTAATGATTACTCAAAAGATCCAATTGATATAACGGAGATATAATGGGAGAGAAATCAAAATCAGGACCAATTCATTGGAAGGGCGGAGGTTATAATAAAACCAGACAAATGGAAATTACTCCTATGTGGGCTTTAAATACAGCAGCACAAAATATGGATAGATTTGGAACATCTGATTTAGAATTAATACAATTGTTATTAGCAGAAGATGCAAGAAAAACTTTAGAATCACAAGCTGCTGGCAATCCTTTTACCAAAGATAATGAAAGATCTATGATAATAGCACAAGCAATGAAAAATATTAAAAGATCTCCAGAAGAATATAAAAAACTACAAAATAATTTAGATAAACTAGGAGAAGAAGGTCGTTTATCTAATGAAGATTTTGCTATTAAAATTCAAAAAGGATATATGCGAGCAGATGATTTTAATGATGTAACTTCAAGAAGAACTACAGGAGGAACTCAAAAAGAAAGACAAGCTGCTAAAGATGCAGGTGTTAATGTTCAAGAAATTCAAAGAGCAAAATTAGGGGAAGAAGCTAATGCACAAGATGATGCTAAAAAACAAGATGAAATTAAAAATATGGAAGCAAATAAAGCATTAGATCAAGAAAGCAGTATAATGTATTCTCCAGGTAATAAAATATCTAATAATAAAATTGGTATGACTAAACTAACAACACCTACAGAAGTAGATATGACAGATGAAATAAGTAAAATAGATTCAACAAATTTTGAAATATCTGATAATGATTATAGTTTAGATGAATTAATTGCAGAGAATGATGATCAAGATTTAATAAATCAAGTTAAAGATGATTTAAATGAATCATTACAATGGTATGTTGATGCTGTAGATATTCTTGGAGATTCTCCTAGATCAACTATTGGTGGTAGTGCTAGATCAAAAATACCAAGTATGTATAGTTAAAATTATGTATAAAGAAAAAAATAAAGTTGATAAAATTGAAATAAATGAGTCAGATATATCATCTAGCTTGCTAATGTCAATTAATAATGATAACAATTTTGAGCAGAGAAGAGTTAGAATAAGAGAAGAAATAGGATATTCACTTAACTATCCAAATGTTTATCCTGATAGGAGTGGGTTTTAATTATGATATTTTCAGCACAAGAAATTAAAAATGAATTAATTCTAGGTTTAGATGGTGGTGCAAGAATACCAGCTCCGTTATTAACTACTAGAATTGATAAAGCTATGATTAGAATATTTGATACTACAGCAATTATGAAATTGCCTAGATATTTTAATGAAACTTCTGGAGAATCTTTTTATCGTATTGCTGCTAGTGATTCTGGTGTTAGTTCTTTTCAACATCCACACGCATCAACAGACTTAAAAACTATTAGACCTTTATATTTAAATAGAGTCACTCATGTAGCTGGAACTACTACACCTACAGTTAAAACAGTAGATGAAAGAACTAGAGTTCCTTTAAGTCAATATCATTTTGTTCATGCACCAGGAGGTTCTGCTGGTCAAGAAGTAGTATTAAGATTAAGAAATAAACCAACTAAAACAGTTACATTTGGTTTTGAATTAGTGTGTGCTGTATCATCATGTAATGCTACATTTGTAGATGGAATCTTTGATCAAGACTTTAGAGATACATTATTGTCATATCTTAAAATGGAATTTATGATGGATACTGGTAAACCATACAGTAATCCAAATCAAGCTTTGTTACACAAACGAGAATATAATGAAGGATTAAATAGGTTAAGATTTAAAGCTGATACAGGATATACAGAAGGCACACGAACTGTATCTCCTAGTTACGGATTTATTATTTAGAGGAAAGTAAAATGCCACATGAACCAGGTCATAAAGAAGAAAATGATTCAGTAACAGCTACTGGACTAGAAGATACTGCTGTAGGATCAAATGTTGATAAGATACAAGATGCTGCTTTAGCGGGAGCTGGCGATAATATGTTGGAAGTAACAGGCAGTAGTGGATTAGGAGATAATTTTACAGGTAGTGTTACTAACTTTATGAACTTTGCAGATATTCAATCTGGATTAGGAATTGATGTTGATCCAAATGTTGTTACAGGAGTTACTCCTGCACCTGCAGGATTTAGACCAGAACCTAAAGGTATGGATATGTTAGCAGCTGGTTATGGACTTGCTATGAATCAAGGAAGATTTGAAGATGCAGCAACTAAAATGTTTTATGCACCACAACAACCAGGTTACTTTGAAAGATTTAATAAAAGACCAGGAGAAATATTTCCATCTAAAGATGATGATAATATAGTATTTGAAACAAGAGGCGCAGGTAAAGGTGGATTTAATGTAGGATTAATAGGTAATTATGTTGATGGTGAATTAACTAGTGGTTATGAACTTCCAAAAGAATTTACAGATTTTATGAATGCACCTGTAGATCCAAATAAAACTTCTATAGAAAAATTAAATGAAGCAGAAACTGCAATAGCAGCTTTACCAGATGTTGTTTCTACAAATCTTACAACTGAAGTTGTTGGAGATCCTCCTCCTGCTCCTCCTGGTTTTGAAAATGATGGTGAAGGAGGATTAAAAGCTAAGGAAACTGCAGTAACTACAACAACTACTACTGATGATACTCCTGTTGATACTCTTTCTGATGATGCTACTACTACTACTGATGATACTATAGATACTTCTGTTGCAGAACCAAGAGGATTACAAGAACCTAGTCCAGGAGAAACTGTAGAAGATGAGGATATGGTTACTGAAGGTGATGAAAGTAGAAGAACAAGAGTTCAAAATCTTGTTAATAATGGAATGCCTAGAGAAGAAGCTGAAAGATTAATTGATGATTCTATTAGGAGAGCATCAGGAGAACGTTTAAGTACAAAAGAACAGTTAATGAGAAATGGATTGTCAGCAGAAGAAGCAGATAATGTCATCGCTAGAAGTAATCAAAATTTACAAGTTGATACTAAGAAATCTGAAACCAGTCTTGCAGATGAAAATAGATTTGAAATAGCATCTCAATTAGCAGATAGAGCTGTAGTAGAAAAAGGTGCTAGAGATAAAGCTTTAGGTAGAATGAGTCCTAAACAATTAGCTAATAGAGTAAATGATCAACTTATTAAATATATTAATAGAGCGCAAACTGCTCCTGCTACTGACTTACAATCCAAAAGATATGGAGAAGTATCAATAGCAATAAGAGATGCATTACAAGAAGCTGAAGTATCACTTGGAGATTTTGATAAACAAGAATTAGGTATGTTAAATAATATCTTTAAAAGATATAACTCAGCTAAATTTAATTCAGGAAGACAAGAAGTGCTTGATCAAATACCTTTATTAATAGAAAGAAATAGATCTAGAGTTGGTATTGAAGTTGCAAATACTCAACGATTGAAAGAAGAAAAAGCAAATTTAGATGCAAGTTCTGAACTTACAATGTCAGAATACTCTAATTTAGAACAAAGAATTGCATCTGGAGAAGTAACAGACGATGAATCTATGCAAAAATATTTTGATGAAAGTAAAAGAAGAATGTTTATTAGTAATACAATGAGTAAAGATGAACAAGGTAAAGCAATATTAAATGCTACTAGATTTCTTGACGCTGTAAATAGTTCAATACTTCCACAAATAAAAGATGCTCAAGCAAGATTAAAAGATAATCCTGCTGATAAAAGAATAATAGAAGAGATAAATGATTTACAAGGAAAAGTAAATATGTTTGTAAATTATGTTCAAAGTGTATATGCAGGCACTACTTATGAAGGAATATTTAATGATCCAGATGCATTAAAAAACTTTACAAGTCAAATGAGAGGGCAAGGATTACTAAATACTAAATCTGTTCCTACATTAGAAATAACTGGCGGTGGTGATGCGGTGTCACCAACAACTCCAAAAGATAATATTTTAGATTTATCTGATGTACCTGGTCTTGAAGGTATGGAAACAGTCTTTAATAGAATATATAATGAATCAGAAATTGATGCTAGAATTGTTAAAGATGGCAAGGTTCAAAAGAATGAGCCTATAACAACCAATTTAAGTTATGAAGGCATGATTAATAATCTAATAGAAACAGGTATTGGTGGAGATGATGATTATAAATCAGTAGCTTATTCTCCTTTCTTCTCTGAAAAAGAAGAAGATAATGATGATGTATTTAACGATGGTAAAAAAGCTACGTTTGAAGAAAACTTTACAAGATTAGTAAGAGGTGATTTTAATAAAAATGAAGGTCAATTATTTACAAATACATATGTGTTAACAATTTTTGATCAACTAAGAAGATTACAACCATCATTTGTAAAAGCAGGACCAGGTGTAGAAGTATCTAATACTAAAGCTCAAAAGAAATTAAACTACATATTAGGTGGTAGTTATAAATGGGGAAGCGATAAATTTAATAAGAGAATTGCAGAACTTAAATCCAAATTAAAATAGGTAAATATTATGATTAATGTTCCACTCGGAGAAGAACAAAATAATGAACTTGATACATCTTTAGTAGAAAACTTTTCAACTAAATTAGAAATAGATCCTGTTCTTGATGTTCAATCACAATTCAAACTTCAATTAAATAATTTAAATGTTTTACACGCACAAATATTTGATGATGGAAATGTAGATGATTTTACTGATAGATATAATACTAAGTTAACATCTCAAAATGAAAATAGTTATCTTTTATGGAAAGATTCTAATCAAATAACTAATGAAAATGATTATGACTATCGTGGTTTATTTCAAGAAACTCAAGGCGCACAATTATCAGGACAGTTAGATCCTAGATTTAGAAAACCAAATCACAAAAGATTCACTACAGATTCTATATATGATAAAGTTGATGGATATGCAGGCGGTACATTTACAGCAGATGGAAAATATATAGTAGGAGAAACTAATTTACATTCTGGTGAGTCATTAACTAGAGAATTTCAAAATACTCCATATCAATTAGTAGACAAAAGAGGAATATCAGATCAAACTTTTGGACTACAACAAGCCTTGCGTGATGATGATTATGATTATTCATATGTATTATCAGATATGGAAGCATATCAAAAAGCTCAACAAATGGGTGACAAAGGATATGGTGAAGTAATTAAAGAAGCATTTGATCCTACTGGAACTAATGCTGCTTTTAGAACAATAGGTACAGTTGGTGGAGCTTATATAGGTGGAGCAGTAGCATTAGGAGTTGCAAGTGCATTAACGGGTGGAGCAGCCTTACCTCTATTAGGTGCATTCTTAATTGGTGGTGCTGGCGCTATGATTGGTGGTGCTAGTGGAGATCAAGCAGCTATATGGTTTTCAGAATCTGATGAAAGAGATATAGAAGAAAAACTTTTAAAGTTAGAAGCTGGTACTTATGCAACTGATGAAGAAAGAGAAGCTGCAGAAATGTCTGTGGCTGATTGGTATAATAAATCTAACATAGAAAAATATAGACAGAATGGTGGAATAGGCGTAACTGCTGTAGATATGTTCCTTGAAAACCTACCTTATATAGCATCATTTGCTGCACCAGGTGGCGCTACAGTTAGAGGTACAATGGGTTTAACAGGTGTAGGTGGTAAGAGTTTAAAATTAGCTAATACTCTTAGATTAAAACCAAATAGACCAGGATTTAGACAAGAATTAGAAACAATAGCTAAAAGTAAAGATGGACTATCTCCTTTTAGAATAACAAAAGAACAAGCTATAAAAATCTTAGAAGAAGCAGATGCAACATATGCACCTAAAAGCAAAGCTAA